CAAATGACATGAAGTGTCTACCATCAAGTGCTTGAATATGAACACTTGAAGTGACATCACCTTTTGGGCTTATTTTACCAAACGTGATAGCACCATTCATGGCACTCCACACTTGGTTCCAAAAATTCTTTTTCTCAGACATTAGTATCCTCCTCCGTATCCACCACCACCGCTAGGTGTGCTAGGTGTTGATGGTGCTGGTGTTGATGGGGTTGCAGGTGCAGGTGTTGATGGGGTTGAATACCCACCACCAGTTGCTGGTGTTGTAGTTGTTGATGGAGTTGCTGGAGTGGTGGATGGAGCACTCGTTGGTGTAGTAGAATAACTTCCTCTGGTCGGAGAACTTATAGCTTCTATAGTATCCTCTTGAGTTTCAGTCTCCTCTATTTGACTTGGAGCAATCGCACCCTCAATAGGTCTCTTCTGAACACTCGCAAGTTGAGTATCATAAACCACAATATTAGTTCCAGAATTAGCAGATGTTCCTGCATATCTGATACCATTCACATAGTATACATTTCCATAGTATGGTTTACCATCAACGTAACCATTTATATTTAACCCAACCAAATCAAAGACTTGAACCACATCTGTTAATACTGGTTCGACTGGTTGTGGATCACGAACAATACTAAAATCAGGAACAAAGGTTGCATTGAATCCAGTTTCAGTATTCATTCTAATTTGTGGCAATTCTGTAAATCTACCACCCTTATCAACTGATACAGACCTTATTTTCCCGAAAGGATCACAACTGTATGAAAGAGTTGTTCCATTACTTGGTATTACTTCTATGGTATCAACTCCACAATTGTGGTTGAAGCCTGGATTTGTAACAGTTACACCAGTAAGTTCTATGATGGCAGGATATTGAGGAACTGTTTGTGCTGGTGGAAGATAACCTTGACCACTATCCTTAATAATAACTTTAATAACAACACCATTTTCAATTATGGTTTGGAGAACAGCACCACTACCATTTTTACAAGGATCAAGAACTTGAACCTGTGGTGGTGAGGTATATCCAAAACCACCACTCACTAGATCCACTGCAATCAAGTTACCATTAACATCTACCACTGGATTTGCACTTGCTCCAACACCACCACCTCCAAAAAACTTGAGTTTTGGTGGGCCACAAGGTTGATCACCAGTTAAACAAGGATCGGATCTCAGTAAATTTTTGGGAGTTAATGCGTTGACTTCATTAATTGTCAAAAATCTAACCTTCTCATCACCATCTATAAAAATAAATTCTGTCTCTGGATTTAATTCAGCATATGAATTTGCATCAGCAATCGACACATCTTTAATGTATCCATCAGTTTCGCTGATGTATCCTACTTTAATATTATCGAATGATGTTTGTGTTATTGGCATTATTCTAAACTCTCTTGAACTGTGTCAAATATAATATCATGTGGTGTTGTTGTGTGTGCGATACCAACCATCTTAACAACACTTCCATCTGCTCTTGTATGGGAGTGAAAGGGGCCATAATATGGTTGACCTTTAACATAACCGACTAGATTAGTTAGGTCTTTTGTTCTTGACTTTGGTTTAGCAAATACTTTCTTTATTGTAACACCTTGTTTAATAGAATTCAACTTTTCTATACCTGTTCCATAAGATCTTCTTGATTCTGTAGATTGTGCAGTATTTTGTGCAGAATCTGCAATGGATGTATTGCTAGGATTATCCGAAGATCCACCACCACCTTGCATGGTATGAGAATCATTTGGTGAGCACTCTGGTTTAGGGTCACAGTCAAATATCTTGGTGATTGAGTTAACAAATGTCAATGCAGTTGCAATATCAAAATTCATACCACCAAGTGCACCTAAACCTAATCCACTTGGTGTTAAATCAGCAAGAGAGGCTCCTTTACCAGCAATAGCGTTCAAAATTCTAGAATTAGTTGCTGCTAAGCCACCAGCAGCAGAAATTAAATCTGGTATATTACCAGTTCTAATCGCTTGAAAGGCATTTCCTATTCCTGTTAAAACATTTTCATTAACTCCTAATAGATTTGATGCTAAGACTAATCCAGCTGCTATACCATCTGGATCTGATTTATCATCAATTAATAATAAAGCATCCGCGATTAATTGTTGATTATCTGGAGTGTCTTGACCAACAGCACCGATAAATCCAAGTAATCCACGACCATAATTTCCATCTGCCCAGAAACGATTCGCACCTCCAACATTATTAGGATCTAATCCCGCTTGATCTGCTACGGTTTGAGAGAAACTTAAAACTAAATCTCCAGATGATAAAGATGAAAGAACATTATTCTCATTGATAGCATTATCAATAGTTCCTTTATCTTCTGATCCAGTTTCTGTCGATGATCCTCCAAGAGAATTCGATATTTCATCAATCACAGGGCCAATCGCACCATCAAATCCTTGTAAAATTGTATTGATTGTTCCTCCTAACACCTCACCAATAATTTCTTCTGTTTCACAAAGAGGTGTTGGTCTATAAAACCCATCAGCAGAAGGAGGTGGAACATTTTCAGAACCTGGCGTATCTAATGTAGGCACACTTGGTATTACTAATGATGTGTTTACACCAACAACTCCTGCCTCAGATATTGCAGCGTTAGCAGCAGCATCCTCTGCTTTCTTTTTCTTTCTATTAAAAGCTTTCTTCAACGCAGCAGCGATCAATCCTGCGAGTGCAAGACCTGCCATACCATTAAACATACAAGCAATTTTTTCTAATCCCTCTACCTTTTTATTCAATAATTCTAATGTATGTGAAGGTGGAGCAAGATTTTCCATAGATGCAAGTTTTTCATTAAACTCTTTGGTAGTGAATTGTTGCACCTGATTCATTATACCTTTCATATATTTTGACATCTCTTTAGAGGCCTTCTCAATCGCTTCATCTATGTCTTTATTGATTTCAAGAACTGGTAATCCACCAGCCTTATCAGCGTCTAAAAGAGATTGTTGAAATCTTTCTATTTTTTCAGTCAACTTTTGTATTACAGTCTGTATATTTTTCGTGTCAGTTTTTGTATCTGGATTAGGGCATGCCAATGCATGTGGTTCTTCCAATACATATTCTGTTCTTTCGTCAGAAATTGTATATAAATTATTTGCGTCTGATGCTTCTGCGGATACGTTTGAATCTGATGGTGAATTATATGCCTCATTTCCTGCTTGGCCTGGTGCAAAGTCAGCATCCTTAAGAACTCTATCTTTAAAATCACTTATTTTTTGTTGAACAGAATGAAAACTTTGTGGCACGAAATTCTTACCACCGCTACCCTCAGTTCCCATTTTTCTTTCAAGTTTAGTCTTAGCATTATTACCAAGACAACCCATAATTATAGGTGTCTGTTCATCTTTTCCATCTAGAAAAAATCCAAAGACAAACATTCCCTGTTTAAGGGCTGGAGTCATGAAAGATCCACCAATACCATTACCAGAAGTCACAGGATACATCACCTGAGCCCAAGGTAATTCCTCTGCAGTTACCTCTGATTCTTCTTGATCATGATGACCTACAATTCTAACTTTATATCTGTATCCCCATGCTGGTATGTCTTCTACCTTATTAAACTTGGCAGGGTTTTGATTTTCTCTCCATGTTGAATCATCAGCAATCTGGCCTATAAACCAATGAAAACTTGATCCTAGAAAGCCAGGATTGAATAGTGATCCTCCCTCCATGTTTTAATCGTCGTATACTCTACACTCAAATGCGTCTGGATGATTGTCGCAATAGATTTCTAAATGTTTATCTTCATGTCTGGTGTGCCAATCATTAATCTTACCTTCATTTGGTATTACTTCATCTTCTTCATGGTCATGAAATGCTTCATTGTGAAGTTTTAAATCTTCTTTAGTATATTCTAACATACCATGATTAACATGCTCTTTTCCATCTTTAGGATCAATGTTTGCATGGCTTAGATCTTGATTTGGAATTTTAGTAGTCATAGTTACCTCGTGCTGTGATTACCTTTTCTACCGAAGGAATCTCTTGCTAAATTTAATTTAGTATAAGTTCCT